TTGTCAGATCTTGATATCCCACCAAATAGGATCTGTTCGATTGACGTCCGGTTCTATTTGTCAAATCTTGCTTGTAGATGAATTTGTGTGAGTATAAATTCACCTTATTCTATACGAGTAGAGAATCTTTTCTTCTGAACTTCGCTGTATTTCTATGCTCTTTTCTGTCAGAGCTATAACAAAATTCAGAATATACTCCTTGGCCAGTGGAGTTTAAAGTACTGTCTACAGTTACCGAACAGACTGTATAAGAATATGTTCATTTAGTTTTCAGAAATTGGATCTTGAAGACAGTCTTTCATTTTTTAATGGATTCTTCTCTTCATTTCCATCAAAAAAAAAATTTCTACCTAACTTGTATACATTCTCAGGTAAATGAATGTATAGATCCTGTATGTATTTCCAATACAGTTGAAACACTGGAAACGTGTCGCTATCCACGTAAAATCTTTGCAATTCCTTAGCTTAGATGCTTTTGAACTTAATTTAGATCTTACTTTATATTGTTTGTATAGCCGAAGCGTTATAGGAGAGTTGTTCCGGCTCCTCTCCTGGAGGTCTAATGCGTAAATCCGTCGAGTATCCTACTTGCTAGCAGATTCTACTAGATCTGTGAATGTGAATGGAGAAAACGTGTATTTGTGTTACTTTTAAATGTTAGAACTTACCTTTGTTTTAGCACAGTAGCACATTACTTGTAGTATACCGCCCGTGGAACGAAAAAAGCCAATATAGAGCTTAGTACACTCTGGTCGCGTACAAATAATAATATAGTAAATTAATCTTTATTCTTGGTCATCAGACTCTGATCCTTTGGATGTCCCTTTAATTTTGTAAACAATTATGAATAAAAAACAAAATTGTGAAATTAATCAGCCGTCAAAGGTGTACTTGCATATGGAAGATGAAATAAATCATTTCATTGATGTAGATCCACTGTCTACAATTCCTGTATGCTCTAACAACCAGTGGAAAGCACAGTCTCACGAGGCTGTTAAAACTTGGTATGAAAGATATGGAATGGATTCTCTAAAGAATTTCTTTAGTGTTTCTAAAGACTCTTTCATCTCGAGTGAATGGGCAATAAGTCAGTTGGAGGACATTTTGCTATTGGTATACAATTTGTATACAGCAGAAAATCCTTATAAGATAATTGTCGCAGTTGTAACTTATTTTAAGTGTAGACTCGGACCAAATACTAGTGCTATCAAGTACTATGTAAATGCTTTTCAAAAGCAATTTCAAAGTATTATTGATTCTCTCTTCTCTAGCAATCTCAATAGACTGCAGAGTAGTGTTGGATCACCCTTTGAGGCACCACGTGATTTTCTTGATCACTATCAAACTTTAAAGAAGTCGCCATTATTTACAAAACTTTACAATGTTCTATTGTATTGTTTATCTCGTAATGTTTTGGATGGCTTTGGAATCAATTTTGAATCATTGAATTTTGAAAGATCAGAAAGTGAAGCTCTACGGCGAGCCCATAGCTCACAGTTAGGTTTCTTTGAACAAGTGGCAGATACTATTGTGTTTCTTTGTGAAACTGGGTATCAAATGTATAAGACCGGTTCATATGAACCGCTCTATCATTCTGGTACCAAATATACAAAGTGGTATGATGACTGTGCTTGGTTAAAGGATAATTATCCAAAATTAGATGATTGTACATCATTTGGATTTTCATTTTCTGAATATTATGATAAATTGACCGATTCTATAGAAAAGGGTGATGCAATATATAAGCATGCAGTCAATATGTCATCTTGGGACAAAAAGGCGGTTCTTTTACAACTACAGCCTTTGAAAACAATATGTACAGAAATAGAAACATTGTCTAATGCACGGCTTCCTCGGAAGACTCCTTTTTCAATACTGTTACATGGTGATTCCGGAATAGGTAAATCTACTCTGATTGAAATTATGTTTTCCATGTATGGGAAAAAGAGAAATCTGCCTATTGATGGTCGATTTAAATATACTAGAAATGCTAATGCCAATTTTTGGGATGGTTATATGCCCTCTCAATGGTGTTGTGTTTTAGACGATGTTGGTTTTCGTGAACCTCGAACAGCAGGTCAGGGAGATGTTTCTGTCACTGAGTTCCTACAAATCATAAATCAAGTGCCTTTTTGTCCCGATCAGGCCGATTTGAGTCGTAAGGGGCGGACGCCTTTTAAGTCTGAATTTGTTGTTGCTACGACAAACGTTAAAGAATTAAATGCATTTGCCTATTTTTCCCATCCTTCTGCTGCACAGCGACGTTTTCCATACGTTGTAACGCCGAAGGTTAAAGAAGAGTTTTGTACAAATTCCTTGTTAGATACTCAAAAAGTCAGAAATTCTCATAATCAAACAGATTTGCCAGATTTTTGGACTTTTACAGTCGAGAAGGTTATACCCCAGCCAATACGCAATAGCAAACAAAATGCTATTTACCGTACGATCTTAGATGATGTGGGTATGAAGGAATTCTTGATGTGGTACAATGAGACAATAGATCAACACTGGATCAATCAAGAACAGGTTTCAGATTCTGTGGATGTTATCCATAATATGGATTTGTGTAAATGTTGTAGTATACCTGTATCATTGTGTACATCTAGTCCTGTAATACCACAATCGTTGAATATTAAATTACATGGTAAATGGTATCATTTATGGATGATGTTGTATATGTGGATATATTTTGCTACTGATATTTATTTTACAGTATGCAATTATGTTCGAGCAATGCGTGATTCTTTCAAATGGTTTGTTGCCATTAAACGTTTTTATGACGATCCTGTGGAGGGTATAACAAACAGTAGAGAGTACTGGAGTAGACTTGGTGAGAGAGTTCGCCAAGAAATTGGAGATAATTCAACCTTGGTCAATTTGGCTTCTGCTGTGGCTGGAGCTGTTGCTCTTTACACAGGTGCCAAACTTGTATCATATATATTTGGCTCCAAAAACGGTGATAATTTGGATTATCGTTGTCAACGCTTTGAAGAAGCTACAACCTTTTATCCACCTGAGCCGAAAGAAAAAGAAAGAAATAACGTTTGGCATAATCCTCATATAGATTTAGCTCCTGTTCACATTAGTGACTCAAGTCGGGCCTTGCGTGGACAGGAGATGGTCTTGTCAAAGAAGATTGAAGAGAACATGATATGTTGTGAACTTCTATTTTCTGAAAGTAAAACTCAGTGCCGAATGGTTTGCATTGTTGATCAATATTATTTAGCTAACAATCATTGTTTATTGTACGACGATTTTGTTATGAATATATTTCAAAATGCAAATGTGTCGGGAGTGAATAGAAATATGTCTATCAAAATGTCACAAACTCAGATTTATAGAGATTTTAAGAATGACTTGGCTGTTATTAAAATACCATGTCTTCCACCACGACGAGATATTATCAAATATTTCCTTCCGTATGACTTTAGAGCTGTGATGAAGGGTGAGTATATTGAACTCGACGAGAATGGAGTGCGATCTCGAAATCCCGTATCTGGAATTTGTCATGGTGGATGTATTAATGCTCAAAATAAGTTCACAGTTGAGGTGTGGGCTGGAGTTACTGAAAAGCAAACTTTTGATGGTTATTGCGGAACACCTTTATTGGTGACTACACCGGAGGGACCCGCTATTGCCGGTATTCATTGTCTTGGTTCTCGGGAAAATCACCATATAGGCTGTACAAAAGTTCCTAAAAACTACTTACAGAGTCTTGTGAATAATTTCCAGCCTACTGTTGAGATTGATGATATAAGTATATGTTCAGAATCGGTTCAGCGTGAGTTGGGAGAATTACATGACAAAAGTGTATTTCGATTCATAGAGCAGGGTTCTGCTAGTGTATATGGTTCTTTTGCAGGTTATAGGCCTGCTCCCAAGTCAACTGTGAAGAAAACGATGTTATGTGATGATCTCTTGACTAAGGGTTACTCTCTTAACTATACTGCACCACTAATGCGCGGCTGGCGTCCTTGGCGAATTGCCGCATTAGATTTGGTAAATCCTATTTTGTCTATGGATCAATATGTTATAGATAAGGTTACGGAAGAATTTATTTTGGATATTATGTCAAATCTTTCGCTTGAAGATTTGAAAACCGTTCATAAATATGATAGATTTACTGCAGTAAATGGCGCTCCTGGTGTTGCATATGTCGATGGAATAAATCGAAATTCTTCTATGGGCTTGCCTTATAGAAAGCCCAAACAAAATTATCTAAAGAAATTACCAGCTTGTGATCTTCATCCAGATCCGGTTGAATTTAATGATGAAGTTAATCGTAGAATAGATAAAATATTGGCTACGTATGCTTCTGGCAAACGTGCTAATCCTATTTATAATGCTTGTTTAAAAGATGAAGCTGTTTCTCATGCTAAGAGAGAAAAAGGAAAGACAAGAGTTTTTTCTTCTGCTCCTGTTGATTTTTCCATAGTTGTGAGAATGTATTTGTTATCATTTGTTCGTCTTGTGCAAAATAATAAGTATATATTTGAATCATGTCCAGGTACAATCTGTCAATCTAAAGAGTGGGGTCAACTAAGAAGTTTCTTGACCCAATTTGGAGATAAGCGTATGATTGCTGGAGACTTTAAAGCTTTTGATAAACGCATGAGTGCACAAATTATGGAGGCAGCCTTTAAAGTCATTTCTTATATTTTAAAGGCTTCAGGAAATTATTCCGATGAGGATCTGCGTGTTGTTCACTGTATAAGTGCGGATGTCAGATTTCCATTAACTGATTTTAATGGTGATTTGGTGGAATTTTATGGATCTAATCCATCAGGTTGGCCTCTCACTGTTATAATCAATGGTTTGGTTAATTGCTTGTATATGAGGTATGCTTATGCTATCTTATCCGGCAATGATTCTGCACATGACTTTCGTAAAAATGTCGCACTGCTAACTTATGGTGATGACAATATTATGGGAGTTCATAGTAGATGTAAATGGTTTAATCACACAGCTATTTCAGAAGTTTTAGGAGAGTGTGATATTATTTATACTATGGCTGACAAGAAAGCCGAATCCATTCCATATATACCTTTGAAGAAATGTGAGTTTCTTAAGAGATCGTGGAGATGGGATAAAGAAATTGAAGATTACTTATGCCCATTAAATCATGACTCTATAGAAAAAATGCTCACTGTATGTGTTCGAAGTAAGGTTGTAATACATGAGGTTCAAATGTGTGCAATTATTGATAGCGCACTACAGGAGTATTTTAACTATGGAAGAAAAGTATTTGATGAGAAACGCGATTTATTTTCTCAAATGATTATAGATCACGATTTGCAACAGTACCTTGTTAGGCCCCTACCAACATTTGATGATTTAATCGAACGTTGGAAGGAGGCTTCTGAAAATCTGTAGTCTGCCATATGGCAGGCATGGGCTAAAGTTGTGCAGTCCAATTGTAAATCCAAAATCAACCATGTGTGTATAGTTACTACTTTCTATGACAGTTTTTACGCCTACTATAATAGCAAGTGTGGATCACACATGAACTTCGCCAGAGCAACCCTCGAAGTCCCTATTTAGGGAAAGGTCCGGCTGAACCTAAAATAATGTCGTAACGGGATATTTGGCTTGGGAGAGCCATTATCTTGTCTATTTCTCCTGCTGAAACAAATAATGAAAATATCGCGATTGATGCCGCGAAACATGCATCATTGTTAGGTTCAAACCTACAACCCGAGTATGAGAAAAATGAAAACGTTGTTTTCCATAATCAAATACCCGGTTCTTCCATATCAGCTGCAGACATTTCGGATGCAACTTTTATGGATGGACATACTACAGATACAGATCTTGCGAGTTTCTTGCAGCGTCCTGTTATTATTGACACGTTTACATGGACTGAAGGTTCACGTTTGGACCGTTCAGTATCTCCTTGGTATCTTTTCTTTAACAAAGCTTCAATTAAGAACAAAACTCAAAATTTTGCTTTTATGAGATGTAAATTAAAGATTCATGTTCAAGTTAATGCTTCTCCATTTTATTTTGGCCGAGCTTTAGTTTCTTATAGACCTCTACCCTTATGGGGTGCAGATTCAATTGGATTTGGAGGAGGTGAGGAGGATACAATTTTGTATTCTCAGCGACCCTCTTTTTGGATAAACCCGTCGAATTCGCAAGGTGGAGATATGGAACTACCATTTGTATATCATAGAAATTGGATAACATTGGCTGATCGACCACAATTAACTGAGATGGGATCTCTAAAACTTTTTAGCCCTGGAACTCTTCAAAATGCTAATTCAGTCTCCGGCTCCGATGTTCAGATAATTGTCTGGGCTATGGCCACAGATGTTGTTCTGTCAGGTGCTACTGCTGTGGCTCAATCTGCTCCTCAACCTATTAAAAGTTCTGATAAAATCTCACGGGCAAGGAATAGATCGGGAAAATCAAGATCAAAAATTATTCAAACACGTAACAATGGACAGTCCTCATCTGATGTTGTAGCCATTTTAAAAGATATAAATGGTGGATTTAAAGATGAGTACGGAAAAGGTGTTATTTCTACTACTGCTTCAGCTATTGCTGATGCAGCTAGTGTTGTGACCAGTGTTCCTGTTGTTGGACCTTTTGCTACAGCCACTGCTACAGCAGCTTCCTGTGTTGCAGGAGTTGCAGATTACTTTGGATGGACAAACGTTCCAAACATCTCAAATACTGGATCCGTAAAGAGCGAACCTTTTCATGCTTTTGCTTCACCGAGTATTTCAACACCAGTTGAGAAGTTATCGGTTGATGCAAAAAACGAACTTTGTGTCGATTCTAGAACTGTTGGTTTGGATGGCACAGATGAGTTATCCATCGAGAGTTTAGTGACTCGTGAATCATACTTGGCGATAACAGATATGACTGAATCTCAAGCTGTTGGCACAAAACTATTCGCTTCTTTAGTGCTACCCGGATTATGTAGAGATACATCTGAGACCATTAATGGGCGCGTGTATCATAAGCATTATTGTACGCCAATGATGCATGTGTCCAGGATGTTTAGGTTTTGGCGTGGTGACATATCTTTTAGATTTGTTGCCAACAAGACAAAATATCATTCGGGAAGAGTTCTTATAACATGGGATCCGCTCCAATCTGCACCACCTGGGAATAATCCTACGGAGACGCATGCGGCAGTTTGGGATTTCTCACAATCCGACGAATTTGTGTTTACCGTACCTTATAATCAAGCTGATCCTTGGTTACAATGTTATTTACCAGGTTCTACTGTTACACAATGGTTCAAGACTGACGGTAATAGTATAAATGGTGCTCATGTAGAGACAGGTGATACCATGTTTTTAAATAATGGGCAAATCGTGATGACCGTACTTACTCAATTGACTGGTCCTGCAACTGGAGCTACAATTGATATAATGGTATTCGTTCGTGGATGTCCCAACCTCAAATTTAATGATCCTGTACAAGTATCAAAATCTACGACAGCATGGAGACCTCAGTCTTCAGTCGAGAGCCTTGATACTAATCAAATTTCTGTTGATAATACTGTTTCGGCTTTATCTCTTGTTACTATGGGTGAAGATCATATATCTTTACGACCGCTGCTACACCGAACAAATGAGTATTTGAAACAAACTTTTGAGTCGGATTCGACTAGTCTCGTTAAGTATGCTAATCACATTTTACCACGGATGCCGCTGGTTCCTGGTTATGATTTGGATGGATTTCATCAGACAAACCAGACCGGGAACCCAAGGTACAACTATATACCTCATACTGCGTACTCGTGGTTAGCCCCTTTATTTCTTGGTATGAGAGGTAGTGTTACCTATCATGTCAATGTTTCATCTCCAGAACTTGTAGACAACTTGACGATCGCAAGAGCCCATAAGACCATAAGTATTGCTGATTACAGCAGACATGACAACGTTGCTGTTGGTGTCAATGATTCTGTATTTAATGTCCATTTTATTGATAATGATGTGGACTCTGGTATGGCTGGTATGGCCTTGACCAATCAAAAAACACAAGCAGGTTTATCTGCAAACATACCTATGTATTCACGTTTTCGCATGATTCCAACAATGGATCGTGGAACTGGCAATTCTGAACTTGAGACTAGAACTGATTCTTTTAGAATTTTTGCTCGTCTCAATCCAGCAGGATCAGGTAAAAATGCGAATTTGTCATACATAACAACATATTATAATATGGGACCAGATTTTAATTTCTTTTATTTTCTGAATGTTCCTATACTGTACGCAGCAGATCCGCCTTCGGCGATCCCATGAGTACAGTTTTGTATTTATAAAATAAACTATATCGCACGGTGGTATAATTTATCTCGTCTATTTTTTAAAAGCGAGTTTTTTACACAGTTTTTCCTCTGTCTCTATTAGACGGTGAATAAAGGTGAAGATCGAAAGTTTTTCTCCAATTTGCCTCTACGGGGGCTCTGCGGATTTCTTTGGGAATCGTGACTTTATTCATCGGAAACTGAAATCGG